TTACCACACCTTAAAACCTACCTTGATTTCATGAAGATCTAACTGTGGGGTGTATTCGTAGCCAATCAGAGATTTATTGTTAAGATAGGTAGCCCCGACTGAGTATTTAAAATATGAACTAATTCCACCTGTAGCGTATAATCCTTTCGGATGCATCACCTTGGTTGTATTTCGCTCGATGGTATTGGTAACCGTTCGGATTGGAATGTCCAGGACCGGGTTGATCTCCAAGTGCTGCAGGTATCCTCCGGTCGTGGCCTTCCAGTTTACTCTGCCGTAAAGATGGGGGTCGCTTCCTTGATAATGGCGTATGCTGTCGTACTTCTCAGGCTCCGGACTGGGCTCCCGGTACCGTTCCACTTCCAGTATCCTGAGAGAATCTTGGAAATGGTAGATAGTGGTGTCCTTTCGTATCCAATCCGTCTTTGTCTCGGTACGGTATGTGACCTCTTCCCGCTCGGTGATCTCCGGCCAAAAGAATATTCGCATTACTGCCGCAGCTGCGATGGCCCCCAAGGTGAATATGATTAATTTGCTACTCATCAAAATACAAATTTGCTTCCGCTTTCCTTCTCCTTGTCAACCCATCCCACACCTTTCCGCCAGCCTTATTCCATCTCATAAACTCAGACCTAATAGAAGGGTCTTCTGGATTGATATTAACCTTCTTCAGTAAAGTACTGTCCCGGAAATTTTGCAGTCCTACGTTGTAGGCAAATGAAACCAACGCGCTGAATGGTTTAGCGCCTATTGGCTGTAAAATCGCTCCTCGAACACCTTCAGCAAACCCCTCAACGATATTGATAAACAATTTTTCCGATCGTGCCTTACTGATCCTATCACCCTGCTTTACCTTGCTTCCGTCCTCGTAATAAGTGTTGCCATGACCGATTGTCCAGACACCTGCAACGTCCTGGTAAGCGTCTAGTCTCAGCCCTTCAAACTCCTTCATTAACTCTATACCTTCCTTTGTCAGTCTCATGGGTTCAATAGTGCTATTAATTCTTTCACCTTGTTTGATATAATGATATCCATGATCGTCATAGATATCATTATGATAGCAACAACCCCGGTAATCAAGGTCTTATATATTAGGATTTTTTCTTTCTTCATCTTCTTTTTCTGATGGTAATAAATATGAAGTCAGGACGCTGATAATACTGCTCAGCAATGTTCCCATTACAAACCCCTGTGTAGTGTCCACGATCCGCTCGTTTCCTTCAGGGATCTTCATAAAAGAAATAGCTAGAAGGTAGGTGAGTCCCAAAAGGGCCATACCTCCCAGAATTCTAAGTGCAAATTTCTGTTTCCATGCCTTCAAAGCTTCCTCTTTAGTCATTGTTTATTTTAGTAGTAGTTCTTCAATAAAATTTTATGTTATGATGGGCTTCAGTAGCTTATATAACCCCGTCAATAACACTTCTTTGTCCCCATCCTTGATCACCAAAACGGACTTGGGAAGATAAGTAAGGGGAAGAATTACCTCCTTGTTGTTGATTTCTTCCACGTATACCACATACTCCTCACGCTTGTGCAAGGGCACTTCCATTTCTTCCTCCCCGTTATTTTTGGTCACTTTTTCTGCGAACTTTTCAAACGCCAATTGCATGGCCTTTTGGTGGCACTTTGCTGGCTTGCTTGTCTCTTCGAGATTGTCCACTGCATCATACCCAACCAGAGGATCCAGCCTTAATTCCGTGATCTGTTCCAGTCCTGTGTTGATTCTGAAGACTTCCAAGGAGGTTAGTTTTCTTTTTGTCGCTTTTGCCATGATTATTTGATTTTAGATTCGATTAGATTTAAAAATGATTCCAGCTCCTTAGTACTCACCGTGACCACCTGTCCAGCGAAATCCACTTGTGAAGCCCCTTCATCCAGTGCCTCCTGATCGGCATATACTTTATGCTGGACATAAATGTCAGTGGTGCCATCTTCTTTTGCTTCTCGGATTTCCGCTTTATTGAAGACGTGCACAGCGTCCGGAAATGTGAATTTTAGAGCGTTCGATTTGTGTAATTTTTTGATTGTTTTCATGATTAGATTAGTTTTATATCTGATAATGTAAGTTCTATAGTTACACCAGATGTGTTGCTTATTCTTATTGCTTGTCCGTCAGGAGTAGCTGTCAATCCAGCAGAACTTCCAATAACATTGACAAATGATGTTGAAGAATTAATACGTGTGTGGATCACATTAACATACTCATCCCCGCCTACTTCGAGAAAAGCAAGAATCCAAGTACCTTCTGACTGCCCTGCATTAAGACTCACAGTTTGGCTCGATCCATTAGCAATTGGCAGTAATGTTTGTTTATAAAGAGGGGCCACAAATTCTTTTTGTGAATACCTCGCATCCAGCTGCGTATTATTTCGGACTTGACTGCCTCCGGTGCCGGATACTGCATAGCCTTGTGATGTTACCCAGCTTTCTGTTGCATAGCTGGTCAGGTCGGAAGATTGGAGGTATCTAGAATCAAGTTGCCCGTTATTTCTAACCTGTCCAGATCCTGTTCCTATTGTGGCCTTTTCATACCAAGGCGACCAACTACTGCCATCATAGTACCTTTGCCAGCTTTCATAATTACCACCTGACATAACTTCCTGAACCCTTCTTGAGCTGCCTCCAATATGAGTTATACCCCATAGGTTACCAACCGCCCCTGATGGAGCACCGGTTGCCGAAGTAGGTGCCAAAAAGAATCCTTGCCCAGCTGTATTTAAGTCCGAATAAACAACAGCATAACCTAAACCGTAGTCTCGGAAATCCCCCCAACTATATGCCGTCTGGCCATTCAGAATCCTGTTATCGTTACCCTGCGCCACCGTACCGGCAGACGTGCCGAAATTCTTATTGAAAGCTGTGTTTTTAGAAAATTTTGGCTCGTAACCACTTTGCACCCAACTCTGGGTCGCTGGGCTGGAAAGATTCCCAGAGTGCCATACTGTCCGATTTGAAATTCCATCCAAATACTGAAGCCCATTAACCCCCCCAGATTCGAGAAGACGGATAGTTGATCCTGATACATCATTCCTGATATCTAAACTACCCGTAGAAGATGATCCAAATCCTAAAAATGCTTGCCTGGTAGACCCGTCGATCTCATATATTGAAAAGTAACCGACATTGCTAACTCCTGAACCAGTCCCTTTAATTCGGAATGGTGAGAATGAAGCTCCCCACAATACACCGGTTTTGGTCTCATCGCCAGTCTTATGTATAACCGCAGAATCCAACGCATAGCCCTGAGAGGTAACCCAAGATTCTGTTGCATAGCCATTCAGGTCAGAACTCGTTAGATAACCCTGTGATGTCACCCATGATTCTGTAGCAGGGTTCAATAGATTGCCATAATGCCACATCTCTCTCCAAGCTGTGCCTGGATTTAAGGACAGGTTACCAGACCTGAAGAAAAACCTGTTGGCAGATTGGGTAATTCCAATTTGGACACTTGTAGCAGACACGCTGCTATTTTGGATAGTCTGAACCCATATGGTTTCCGCAAGTGGCAGATTAGTGGCTGAGGAAGTAAATAGTGTGTAATTAGTCACTCCCGTAATTGTCCCGCCATCAGAAGCATTTCCACTTGATATCTGGGGTCTGGAAAAAACATAATCGCCCGATAACTGGTATCTTGCATCCAATTGGGTATTGGTTCGCACCTGACCGCCTCCGGTACCGGATACTGCATAGCCTTGCGATGTTACCCAACTTTCCGTAGCATAGCCATTCAGATCCGCACTCGTCAGATAACCAGCCAACGCATGATTGCCCCAACCAAAAGCCGTCTGGCCATTCAAAATTCTACTGTCATTACCCTGCGCTACCGTTCCTGCAGACGTGCCGAAACTCTTGTTAAAAGCTGTGTTTTTGGTGAATATAGGCTCGTAAAAAGCAGAATAGTCACCAGATTGAGCGGTGATTACCCCTGTCCTTCCGAATACACTGGTAACAGCATCCGTGTTATCCGACTTCTCCCATTCCCCACTATCATTGTAGATTACATAATCCCCGTTCTCCACATGGACATTACCCGAACCAAAATCAAAGTTAACTCCCGGACTTGGTGCCCCAGTAACTTTATAAGTCCATCCTGCTTCACCTGTACCGTTTGATAATGAAGGGGTGTTCGTACTTGCATTCCATACTCCCTTGTATATCATTATAGCGTTGGGAAGTTGGTTAATGGGGACTTTACCTCCTCCGTCCAATGTTGCCACTCCATTAGCTATCCCTTTTTGAGATAATGGTATGTAAACCCCGGAATGAGGTCCCCAGCTGTAAGCCTCATCCCAATTATCCTTATTGTATCCGGATATGGGTACATTTCCAGCAAAGAAATTATCTAATTCTTCTTGGGTGTAGAAAATACTTTCAGCCTGTCCTTTCGGTAAAAGTTCTTCAGGTTCGATAGCATCTAAAGCTTTTACCCGGCCATCAAACTCAAACCTCTCCAACTCACCTCCTTCGTCATATACTACCCTAGCCCCGCTTTCGGTCATTTGACTATCCTGTACCTGGGGAATAGTTCCGTCAGGCAGGTTAAATGAAAAACTAGTCTCTGGATCAGGCGAGGACTCTGGGCCTGTAGAAGGGACACCCTGATCTTCAGAAGCCTCCTCGTACGGTAAAATAGCCTGAGAGGTCTCGACCTGGTTGATTTCCAAGAAATCAGGCCTCCATTCACTTTGCTTTGCATCGTAGGTACCACCTCCTAGTATGAAATACCTATCTGGCTCATTATCCAGATCTTGATAATTAGCGAATATATGAAGCCCTGTTCGGGTATTTCCTCCAAGAATATTATAGGTAGTCGCCTGGTACTGGTTAAGGTATTCCCGGGCTATAAGCCTTGCCAGTGGTTCTGTTTCCGAAATACCCTTTCGGTGCCATTCCTCGGTAAAAGTCCCACCCACAATCTTGGCATTCTGCGACATTATTGTTTTGGCGTCGCCTAGTTCCAAGGAGATATCATCAAGCTTAGTAGTAAAGTTCTCAGGGTTTACCGTCTTGTAATAAACCTTCTTGTTGATCAGAGCGGGATTATTAACAAGTGTACACCTAAACCCGCTCCACACAGATACATACTCCGTCTTGGCGGTTGATCCTGTCTGCACAATAGGAAAAATCCTAACTGATAGGTCGCCATCCTCAGGCACGGGAAGGTTACCAAGGTCTATTGCCTCCCATCGATAGGTCGCCCCCACTTTCCATGAGATGTATTCCTTCGTGTTCTTCCATTCATACCCACCGTTCCCGTCTACACCAAGCCATTTTGTACCGAGCTGCACGCCTATTACAAAGTATGCATCTACAAGCACGTTATTAGAACCCTTAGTGGCACACTGCACATCAAAACTTAATGCGATTACATTCTCCACTTCCTTCTTAATCGACACAGGAGTGGATTGCAAGTACACCTCATAGGCAGGATTGTCCGGAAAGTCCAACAATGCATTATAGATCAGGCAGGTATTCCATCCCGTTTCGGAGTCCTGTAATACCCTTCTTACTTCTCCATTGTCCTCGTTAATAAAGGGATTAATACCGTGGTAGGTCCATTTGTTAAGTTTCCATACGGATCCAAACTGGGCCACCGGTCCCTGGTATTCCAAATTCCAGTCATTGAAATTGGTGTCCGGGATCAGTTGACCGGACTCTGATCCAAGGATATTACCAAAATTCTGGGACACACTTAACTTTTTGTATGCCCGATCGGTCTGTAGCATGGCCCCGTTAAGCTTTATTCCTTCCGAATTGAAGGTTTTGGTAAGGGAATGGGTTCCACTTTCCAAAAGCGTTCCCGTATGGCCAAATCTCCTAAATGCTATGGAGCTACCATAAAGCTCTGGCCAGCGTATGATATGCCACTTATTGTCCACCTGTGCCACGAATGCATTCCAGGACTTCAATATCTTTTCCAATACCTCATAGCAGCTCATAGGTACGTCTTCCTCACCGTCCTCATCCTTTAGAAAAGCTTGCATATTAACAGAGCTCTGTGACAGTGGGCAATCCGTGTCGGTCATGCCGGCACTGTAAAGGTTTGCGGCTATTACCACGTCCAACTCTAGATCGGTTTCTCCCAGGCAAGCTATTACCACGTCCTTTTCCGTAGCCGTGCTGCTGTATTCGTCTGCAGTGATATCTGGCAAGGGTATTTCCTTAAGCCCTCCAATGCCGTCTGTGGCCTTTATCTTTGTCTCGTAAGGAGCTGTCTTGTATGCTTCATTGAACAGATCAGGTGTGAGCCATCCACTCCATACCTCCACACCCTGTTCCTTGTGTATAAGCTTGTGTTGGCGTTCGTCTCCCTCAAATAGATCGAAGTAGTATTTAGAGACATTGGACAAAAGTGATATCGTGGAATCAGAGCCTTTAAAATGCTGCTTGATATCCTTGCTATTGTTCCTGGTCAACAGGAAAGGGACGGCACCCCCATCTATGTACTGGGCAGCGCCTTCAAAGTCACGGGTGTATATCTCGTCCCGGCACGTGCCAAACTTGTTGTCGTATTCAAGAATATACCTTAGTCCATAAGCCATATCGCTAAATTAGACTTAGGCGGGGTAGGGAGGGGGGGACATTGTTCCTTTTTTATTATATTGGCATTTTATTGACAATTTAACTCTACTCATTTATGAAAAATCAAATTTTACTACTCGCTACTTCAATCATTTTACTGTCATCATGCATGTCTGCAAAAGTTGTTAACATGGAAGATAGACCATATGTACAGGTCTACGAATCATTGGATACCTCCCAGGATGATCTTTTCTTAATGGCAAATGAATGGATGATTAAAACTTTTAATGATGCTGAAAGTGTTATCCAGCATAGTGATAAAGAGGATGGAGTTTTAATGGGGAAATACTTAATGTCCGGAGGTGTTTCCACTGGTCTATATGGAACTACATCTGACAGCAGGGTTTATTCTATTATTGATATCCGCGTAAAGGATGATAAAGTTAGAATATCTATAACACCCCAAGAGTGGGCCTATTATGAAATGAGTACAGCTCCAAAGTATACTGAAGAAGAAGCAATGAAAGACATGGAAAACTTAGCTTCAAGCCTATACCAGCATATTAGTACTTCTAACGTAGACTTTTAAAATCATGAGCGAAAAGAAAAAAACTATAAAAGAACTCTCTGACCGTGAACTACAAGAGAAAATTCTAATCAGTACCGTAGAGTGCAGGGACCGGTTAACGGTAATTACTAATTTCTTGTGGGCATACCTAATTGTAGTGGTATTGGCGGGGATTATTATTGCTATTGGATTAGATTCAGGATTATAATTACCAACCTATGAGCGATAAAAAAGACTACAAAAGGAGCTGTATAGGATGTTTGGGGATTATAATAATTTTCAGTGTCCTGGTTGTTCTGTGTACAGGCAACGAAGAGCCACTAACCCCGGAAGAACAATCCAAAAAGAATATCGATGATCAATTCTCCCCATCGGATGGAATGCATTTCATGTTATCATATTACATTGAAGACCGATTGAATGATCCTGAAAGCTTTGAACATGTAAAAACCACATACAAGGAAGAGGATGACCATTTATTGGTTTACATGGAATACCGAGCAACGAACGCTTTTAATGCGAAAATTTTGAAAGCTGTTATTGCTAGAGTATCTAAGGAGGATGGGCGTGTTTTGGAAATAGTAAAGAGCGAATAAACAAATGATATCAAAAAAGCCTCGGTGTTATCCGAGGCTTTTTACTTTAACCAAAATAACCATTCATCTAGCCGCACACCCTGAAGGATTCGAACCCTCGCACATGGATTTGGAGTCCACTGCTCTGCCAACTGAGCTAAAGGTGTGTTTCCGGTAAGGGACTTGGATTTCTCCTTACGCCAGTTACCGGGATTTAGGTTGTTCTACCGTAAACCATTTTTGTCTGATCAATAGTGGCAACCATGTCTGTACCCCGTTGGATAAATTCACCTACTATCCTGATCAACAAAGGACCGTTTAAACCTCCCAGTTTATTGTTAGGTATTATCTTACCATGACCACTAGCTTTCCAAATTTCAGGGCCACGCTCGCCAACAATATAAGAATTTCCAGCTGACACAGTTCCTCCCATTGCTCTCATACCTGAGACGTTAGTGGCTTCGCCTAATGCACCTCCACCACTAGAACCCGATGATTTACCGGAGGCCACTGCCCCAACGGCCGCAGAGGCAGATATTAGGGCGATACCTGCAGCAATTGCCAAGGGGCCAGTGATAAATCCTGCTCCTGGAATAGCCATTGATGCATCGAGTTTGGCTTTCACGATAGCTAAAGCGCCATACTCTATCATCAATTCACCAATCTGGCTCATAATTCCAGCTAGGGATCCTAATAGTGATTTACCAGCAGCTTTGAAGGCATTCTCACCTGACACGAAACCTTCTCCAATAGCTGTCCCTATTTGGCTAAAGGTTGATCCGATGGACCCCGTAATTATGCTGCTAGCCTGCTGGTTAAAAGAAACTATTGCGTCATTGATTTGGTGACCTTTATTGACTACAGCTAGTTTAATGCTGTCTAGTTTTTCATTAAAGGCATCCACATCGATTTCTGGAAGCATAGACTTTCTATTACTGCTTGTTGATATATCACCTAATCCGGAAGATGTCAAGGACTGTACAGCTCCTCCTAAACCTTTCACAGCTTCCGTGGTTTTAGTAACCTCCTCTCTGGTAGTGCTCATAGAGCTGGTTACACTATCTTTAAGAGAGGTGAATGTATTCATAATACTACTTCCCACCTCTGAAAACACATCGCCTAGGGTGACCACTGGCTGAGCGTCCAGGGCTTCCTGCATTCCTTTTGACTTTTCTCTAAGACCGTCTATAGTGTCCGAGAAATCCAGCCCAATTGCAGAGGTGAATTTATTGAACACCTCCAATGTTCCTGCCACTCCCTTTATGAAAAATAGCTTTATCCTGTCCCACAACTGACTAAAATAAGTCTTAACTGTTTCCCAACTGTCAATAACTCCCTTTACTACTAAGGCAAGACCACCAACTATGGCTACTACTGCAGCTATTTTTAGTACCAACGGTGAAAACACTGTGGTCAGCACCATTATACCAGTTTTAAGGGCTGGAATTACTGTCATAGTAAGTACTCCCAACCCTGTCAGCAACGGCCCTACGGCGGCAACCAACCCGGTGACTACTAAAGCAATGTTCTTGACTACCGGGGAAAGGGAATTAAACCCGTCCGTGATCCTCTTTATAAATCCAGCAAAAGCCCTGAAAGCGGGGACAACAAAGTCATCGATCAAAGGTATGATGGTGTCATTGAGCATAGGGGCGAATGAAGCTCCCATTTGATTTAACAAACCATCAAAAGTAGCTTTCAGTCTATCAACGGACATTCTAAATGCATTTGATCCATTCAAACTATCCTTGGACATGACAATACCTAGTTGATGAGCCTCTTCCCGTGCCGCCTTGATACCTTTGGTACCCATACTCAGGATAGGAGCCATATCTTTCCATGCTCCTCCAAATATCTTGGCGCCATAAGCATTGCGTTCTACGGGGTTCTGCATGTCAGCTAATGAATTGATCACATCGTCCATTATCTGGTCGCCCGTCCTCAGTTCACCGTTGGCATTTCTCACGTACACTCCCAGTTCTTTAAGGGCTATCCCCGCTTTATTGGAAGGTTCTTCAAGGTCCATGATCCTCCTGGTCAACCCTTCCATTGCCGCACTTACGGATTCGGTGCTTACACCTGCTTGATTGGCCACATACTGATATTCCTGAAGCGAGTCCGTACTAATGCCGGTGATCTGTTCAAGGTCCAAAAGCCTGTCCGCTACTCCACCGACCTTTATGGCTAATGCTGTAGCTGCTGCTGTAGCTCCAATAATCGGGGCAGTAAGTCCCTTTGTAAGACCTCCACCGACCTTCTTTAGGTTATTTCCAAACTTCTCCACATTCTTCTCCATATTTTGGAGCTTGCTGGAAAAGTCTTTAAGGTTTACACCAAATTTTAGGTTTACATTAGCTAACGCCATTTGCTCTCATTTTTTCGAGCTTATTAAGCTCCTGTTGTAAATATCTGGCCATGTCCTTTTCGAACTGGGCACGGGATTGGTTAAACGTCTTGTCAAATGCCCTTTTCATGTATGGATTTGGCTTTACGGCCCCACGGTAATACCTTCCGCTCAACCCTCTTCGTGCGCTTCCATATCGCTTCTTGGTTCCGAAATGAACCAAATGACCATGCCCTCCTTGAAACTTTCCCTTCGCCCTTGGTGCTACTTGGATGTTGGGAAACTCCTTGGATTTACCTCTGATCCTTCCGATTGAAGCCTCTAGGTTTCCGGTAGTCGCCCTCCCTTCTTCTGTCCATGCCCGTCTTTCTATCATCTGGACTTCAAGCTTAGCGGCCTTCTCTACGGGGCCAGTGACTTTACGGATCAGCTGTAGCAGCTTTTTACGCTTCAGCTTTTCCGGCAATCCCTTCATTTCCTTGGTCCATTGTTCCAGACCCTGCACTTCCAAGCTCATTCCACCAGTGTTTAGGTATCCAATCTTCTCTACCTCTTTCTTTGAAAATCCTTATCCGTTCCTCTATGGTGTAAAAAGGCGTTTCGCTCTTTTTCTGTTTGTCCCAGGGTAACGGGTGCCAATTCTGCGGGGTAGGAGTGGGTTTCTTAGGGTCAAAGAAGTGGGCCGCCTGGTAATAGGTCTGTAACCTCCATAGTTCCATTTGTTCCCTGTACTTCCTTTCCCAAATTTTCTCGATAGCCTTGAATTCTTCCGGGCACATCTGCCAGAATTCGGAATATGATACACCCATCTGGACGGCAGCACCTAGACAATCGTCCAGGTACTGGTCCAGTGTTATCCTTTCTCCTCCTTCGCCTTCGCCCGGTTGGAAAAATTTTCGCTAAATTCCTCAAGGGCTTTTTGTATTTCCCAAAAGAAATCATCATCCTCTTCAAGCCAGTCCAACAACTCTTCATGAGTGGTAAGGTCACGGCCTTCTGACCTATCTGCAGACTGAAACCCAGCTAAAGCAGCTGTCTCCATTACCTCCATTTCAGACATCCCTTTTTTCTGGGCGTCCGACATTGCCTTGATAGCTTTATATCCAAGCTTCAAGGTTTTCTTTTCCCCATTGAATTTGACTTCCTTTATCATACTGCTTCAATTGTTCTGGTTACCGGCCCTGTTCCCTGAAGGGTGTAGGACACTGTGATTACATCATTTTGGGGTTCTGAAATACTGATTCCAGAAATCAGCACCTGTCCCGTGGTGGTCATGCTGTCCACTACTCCCGAACCGGATTCAAAGTCGTGGGCGGTTCCTAAGTCGGCAGCGTCCATTAATTCTTTCAGCGCCGTCCCTTCAGTGATGTTTAGTTTGGTTTCACAAGATGACGTCCACCCGTTTTCCCCCGTCTCGTAGGTCTTAGCCCGAGCCGTAGACTGTTTCGTGGTGGTCTCGATCATGTCCCAGGTATGGTCCAGGTTGGAGCTGGTCTGTCCGAGGATGGCTTCCGTGGCGAGCTTGATCAGTATTTGTGTTCCGTTGTAGCTCATGATTTTTTGTCTTTAGTAGGTTGAACTTCCGTTGCATAGCCTTTTTTGATCCAGACCTTTGCCACTAGATCCTCGGCCGTGACCTCTTCACCCTTCAGGATTACCCGTTTGAGTGATTTGGATTTGATGTCTGTTAAGAGTTTTACTTTCATGGTTTCGATATGACTGTGAACTGCAATAATCCTTCATAACATTCCCGGTCTGTCTGCCAGGAATCACTGTAATCCTCAAATACGATATTGGATATTTCATTACCGGCAATGGTTCCGTTCTGATAGTCCAGAGCTTCACGCACGGCCTTTGCAATGGTGTGCATCTCGTCATAGTCCTTTGAATAGACCACTATGTCCACCATTACCCAGTCTTCCTTGCTGGGACCCTGCTTGGTCTCCTCTGGTTTGGTTCCGGCAATCCCATAAATGATCAGGTTGCCCATGTCCCTCTGCGGTGCCTGTACCGGATATATCCTGTCAGATACGTAAGTGTCTACTACAGGATTGGCCATTAACAGTGCGTATATGGAGTTACCTATCATTGTCCTTCCTTGTAGCGGTGATCTGGATATATGCCCGTCTGTTTTCAGGCTCAATCCAATAGATATCGTATTTTGTTCCCAGGACTTCCATAATGAATGTTTCATTTATGTCAGCTCTGTACCTGATCCTAAAGGTATCCTGCCTACTGGCTACCAGTTGCTTTCCCTCGTTTTTCTCTCCGCCCGGCTTGGTGACCAGTTCCCCGTAACTGGGGATATCAAGCTTCTGGAAAGTGGTCGTTTCCATTCCTGAAGCTGACTTTACCGTTACCGGTTGGGAGAATTCTATGAACTTGTCAAACGCCATATCAGAACCTGTAAAAACGTTCGAGTTCAAACACACGCTTGGCAGCCATGGGGACCTGATTGGCCGTCCTGCCCACTTCTACTTCGCTTCTGTTGTCATACCAGTGGTAGATGATCATCTTTATGGCTTGAAGCACATTCAGCGGCAAAGGATCCATTTGGAAACTTACTGTGATCACCAGGTAATCCGAGTCCTCCGGGTAATCCAATATGGTCAACTGTGCCAACTCCCTGAAGTCGTCCACTTCCATGAAATCGGAAAGGTCACCAGGCTGGCCTTCTTCGAAAAGAGTGGTAGAAGTACCACCCGAAACCGATACCATCTTACTGATAGACTTAAAATCCGGATAGGGCAGGGCAAAGGATATCCTTTCGGGCTTTATCTTGAATTCGTAGGTGGTCAAACTGAGCTTCCTTTCCATTTCACTTTCAGCATGGGCGATGGCCGCGGACATGTAAAGGTCTACTTGGTCATCCTGCGAAGTGTCAGGGGCAGGAATACGAAGGTGCTCCTTCGCTTCATCACGGGTTAAAATTCCCGTGAAGTCCTTCGATTTCAGTTTGAATCCTACTATTTCCATTACTTTTTGCCTTTAGCGGCCTCTTTTTTGACCGTTACAGTGGTTTTAGCGCCTTCCATAACCGCTTTTACCATTCCCTTTTTGAGGTATTTATCGGCTTCTTTCTGCTCGATCTCTGCGGTATCTCCCTTGAAATACCCCAATCCTCCAATTGGTTTTACTATCTCTACTTTGATTTTTGGCATGATTTAAGGGTTTAATGGGCCCGAAGGCCCGTTAACTATGCAGGATCAATGTCCTTGATTACCTTGAAAAGGTTCGGATTGATCACATGGGAATCCACATACTGGCAAGGAACAAACCTAACCAGGCCGTTCACCGCTTGGGTGTAAGGATCTACCGTGATTTCTGTACCGCCCCACTGTCCGGCAAGTCCACCCCTGAAATCACCACCGATCAAAGCGGTAAGATCTGTACCGGTTCCTTTGGCAAGGTCTTTTGGTACATGGGTAGTTGCAAACGCCTCCACACCGTCCAAGGTGTTACCTCGTTCCCAAAGGAACTTTCCGGAACCTGAATCGATGTTCACATTCTTCATGTGACGCTTACCGATAGGAGAGGTGACAAAACGGGTGTTGTCGTTCCAGGCTTTTGCTTCCTCGATCACTTGGATAAGTTCATCCAAGGTGGCTTTGGTCATGGCACCACCATTCGTACCGATGGCCACACCGGTAACATCAGGATCATTCAATATACCTACTGGCTCATCTTCGCCTGAATCTCCATTGAAGATCACCCTGTCAAGAAGCTCAGCATGTCCTCTAAGGATTTGCGTACGAATTCGCATTTCGATACCCACAGCACTTTGGATAAGAAGCTGTTTGGAAATGTCCACAAAACCAGTTGCCCTTTTTGGCGCAAAAGAAACCTTTGTCAGGGTAGGATTGCTTTCATCCGCTGCTGCATTCTCCGTCTTGAATCCGGGAGTATACAAGGCATTTTCCCTTGGCATATCAAAGTTGCCTACAAGACCAGGGATAAAGTCCCAGCCCAACTGAAGGGCCAACGACCTTTCACGAAGAGCCTCGATATATCCCCTTACCTCGTTCTCGATGGTAAGGCCTCCCTGGTTACCGTCAGTACCACCGGTAGCGGTCATGTCACGCTTTGCGAACAATCTGCCCATCATATGGGAAGGAATGGCGATAGAGTCACCGCTAAGAGACTTACTGAATTGCCTCATTTCCTTCTCTGCCTCCTGTTGCATTTCCAGCTCGATACCTTCTAGCTTTTCATGTCGAGAAGTAAGTGACAACAGGGCTTTACGCAAAGAATATTGGGACATATCCTTTTCTTCCTTCTCCGAAAAACTTTTGTTTACCGGATTTCCTGCCTGACGGGCTGCTGCAATGGCGTCCGCTTTTTCCTGAGCCTGAACCGTCCGTAGCTCTTCATTTAGGCTGCTGATATCCTTCTCCAAGTCTTCAAACTCGGTGACTTCCTCTTCCGTGAAGTTCCTTTTTTCGTCCTTTCGCTTTTGGTTCAAGGCTTCCAGAGCATCATATTTATCTGCTCTCTCTTCGATGATTACTTTTGATGTTCGTTTCATCCTGTTATTGATTTGTTTATGTTGAAGATTCGAGCGTCAAAGTCGTCATATGACACTCTTTGATTTTTATCTTGATCGGGAGTATGTTCCTCGATAAACTTTATTTCCTCTGCACTTCTGGCCAGCGCTCCCGGATTGGAACCATGGACCACCACGGACCACCCAAAAAATTCCCATTTCCTGAAGTAGAATAGGTCAGGGTCTTCACCTCTGTCACTTGCCCCGAACGATCCCTCTGTAGGCACTGCAAGAATGGAAGCCATTCTAAGGGTCTGTGCCTTTATCTTTCTGAAAACCTTATCCGCCAGTTCGTTCTTTGTCTCCTCTGGGTTTTCAAAAAATGCCTTGGCAACCCATGATTTACCTTCCTGCCTGATTTCGGATGTACCCAAAACAATGTCCGGGTCGCTGCTCCAATCATCATGTTGGTAGGTAAAGACGGGGTTTTTCGAATACCGCTCCGTTTCTGCACCATCCGCCAGGAACACCGTACCATAGGTGTCGGGCTGCTCAGTGGAAATCACAAATTCCACAGATCTTTCTTCTTCATTGACAGCCCTTATCTCAGGCTCGAAATATCTAATTATTGGCTTCTTCATTTTCCTGTGCTTTTTTGAGTAGTTCTTCGATTGTAGACCTGTTTAGAATCTGGTCGGCCTTGTCAAGGGGCATCATGTTCATTTGTATCCATCGCCTGTCACCTCCTTCGAAAGGATCCATATCCTCTAGGGCCCGGCATTCATTTTGAGATTTAAGCCCCGCATTTATCGCCACCCGGTAACCCTCCATTCGTGTTTTGAAATCACCTCTTAGGAGCCCTTCTACATTGAACTTCCATTTTAGTTCATCCGAACGCTTTTCTTTTTCCGTGTAAAGCTTGTCCCACATCTCACGCTCAAATCTGGATAACCAGGTAGTAAGAGTGTATTTGACAAACTCAAGACCTTGGTGCTCGATGTTGGAATAGGTCGCTCCGTCCATTTCCATGAGCATATATGGCGGAAGTCTAAGAATTCGAGACACGTCAATATTTCCTTTCTTCAATGTATCGAGCAACTTAGCGGCTGCAGGATCAATGGAGATTGTTTTATAGGTCATACCTTCTTCCAGAATGGCTACCCTGTTGTCACTTCCCTCTGGATTATGGTAGATCTGGTGCCAGTCTTTTCGCAACCTGTTCGCTGATTCTTTCTTTAATTGCTTAGGGTGTTCCAATACCCCTTGAAGCTGGGAGCCGTTTTTGAAGAAAGTTGCTTCGTTCTTCTGCGAAGCAAGGGTAATCCCCGCGCTCGTGGCGATGTATTCAATCAGTGAAATCCCTTTGATTCCATCCCCAAGGGCCATAAAGTGAAGTACCTGATCTTGGTCAAGAATCTCAGAAATGCCGGATATACGGTAGTATTTCCTGTTGTTGGAGAATATCACATCTACAGACCTGTCCTCATGTATTGGAATTACCTCCTGAACCTTATAGTCATTGTTCCTGATGATTACCGAAAAGTGATTTCCACGATGGATACAGTACTTTGCAACCAGTTCCCAGAATATATTAGAGGTCATGAAGCTGTTAGGCTTTCTGGCCATCAAAAACCATATGTCGGACTTCTCTTTTATATGCCTATCGCCACTTGTTCTTATATTTTGTAAGGGCAAAGAGCCTATGGTCTCTGCAATCAACCTAACACCTGAAGTCCAAGCGGTTATTTGGTTGATACTTTTTTCATTGACAGGCACTCCACTGGAAGCAATGCCCATCATGAAATAATCCTTTAACCATCCTTCGGGAGTGATCAATCCAGAAATACTGGAAACAGTGTCTCCAACACTTCTAAGTATTGTCCTTCCGGCACTGATTATGGTCTTTTGAATTTTCATTACCCAATTTTAGGGTAATGATTTTCCAATTAGGGGGGACATTGTTCCCTTTGTTGAAAAAAAGTTTAAAAAATCCACCTTCTTATGCGATTAGCATCCCTCCGGTGGGAAAATCATAGTAAAAAGTTTATCCCCCGTATCGGATCTATGAATGTCAATTAGCCATCCATGCCATTGACTGGTAACAGCGTAAAGGGCTACCATGGCCACAATGAATTAAAGAAACCTCCCCATATCAGTAAGATTATGAGTATGATTTCTCCCAAAATGATATTAAAAAGCTCCTGTTGGTGCTTTTTTGACTGGTTGGAACGCTTGATCTTGCTGTAGATCAACATTCCAAGTATGACTATTAGAATGATTTGAGGTGTCATTTTCTGTTTATTTTACGATATAAAATCTTTTTAAAAGAATCAAATCCGCTGTATTTCCGCCTTCCAAAGTACTTTTCGTGCAGATCTTCACAGGATTCATACGCCTCTTCCCTTGTGTTTCTGTTTTTCATCATCGAATAGTAGCAGCTGATAAACCCATCCACAGACACCATCTTTAAAACCCTCTTGGGGACCAACATCATTTCCTCTGTCATATGGAAATGAGGCCCCCTTCCTCTTTGTCGTATTTGGATGGACCGGTATTGGCCATGTCCGCACCATCGGCCAGCATTACACCAATGGCCATGATGATGGATACTATTCCGTCAATCTTCTCCTGGGATTTCGCCTTATCTGGTTTAATATTCCCCGCTGCATCCCTCATTAATTCCACATTGCCCAGCATCCACCTGGTCACTGGATTACTGTCATGCACAATATCCTGGGACATGATCCAAGTTTCCAAGGTCTTGGTAGGTTGTGACATACTGGCAAACCCCTGTCCGTATGGATACATCTCGAGCCCTTCTTCTGTTAACTCAATAATCAGCTGGCTTGAGTTCCAGCGATCAAAGGCTATTTTTTCTACATTGAATCGTTCACATAAATCCATGATGTCCTGTTTGATCTTCCTGTAGTCGGTTACATTCCCCTCTGTCTCGATAATCCACCCTTCTTCTACCCATAGATCATATCGCACACCGTCTCGGTTAATTCGTTCCATCATGGTTTCCTTAGGTATCCAGTACCAGGTAAGTGTCATGTACTTTCCTACGGTTTCCACTGGGAATACCAGGGAAAAGGCATTGATATCCCTGACAGCTGCAAGATCAAGACCTCCGTAGGCCGGATCATATTCCAAATCGTTTTGGTCAATTTCCCCAGCACACTCTAACCATCTCTTATCCTCTATCCATACCTCTGATGCATCCGTCCAAACGTTAAAATTCTTGGTGAGCAGATTGACCAGCTGTGTAGGGTTGTTTTTTGCCTGAATCACTTCCTGTCTAAGCCATTGGATGGAAATAGAATGGTTCAGTGAAGGGTTTGCCTTGATCCATACCTTTTCGTCCGTGTAATCATCGTCTTTATCAAGCGTGAATATGATGGCAAATTGGCTATCATCCTGCTTTACACCTTCCAGTATTTCCGTACAGGTCTTACGAAGAGCGTAACATGGTCCCATCTTATTGAATCCTGCTGTGGTGATTGTGAACAACATGGGTTGTGTCCGGGACCCCATGCCGGATTTCAGTACGTTGTATAGGCCATCATCTTTGTGGGCATGGTATTCATCGACCAGGGCGAAGTGGGGGTTAAGTCCATCAAGGGTATTTTGGTCTGAGCTAAGCGGCTCAAGCTTGGAGTGGGTGGCGAGCACATGCAGGTTATGTTGGTAAACATCAATGTACTTGGCAAGATGGGGGGACTTCTCGGTCATGGCCTTGGCATCATTGAAAGCAATCTTCGCCTGGTCCCTCTTGGTAGCCGATGTATACACCTCTGCTCCATCCTCCCTGTCCATTATCAGCGAATAAAGGGAAAGACCGGAAGCGAATGTGGTCTTTCCGTTTTTTCTTGACACTTCCACGTAAGCATACCTAAACCTACGTTCTCCTGATGTGAGTTTCCAGCCATAAAGAACGAAGATTATAAACTGCTGCCATGGTAACAGCTCAAAGGGCTTACCTGCGTATGACCCTTTGTAGTGCTTCAGGAAAGAAAAGAACTTGATGGCCCTTTCACCTGCTGACGGATCGAAAACCAAACCACGCTCTCCACCATTCTCCAAATCATCCAAGTGTCTCTCTACTGCAAGCTTCACCCATTTGCAGGTAACTATCTCACCGCTCTGTACTTCCGATATGTACTGGTCAACTGCTTGCATCAACTGTTCATCATTGCTTCAAAAGGGTTCTCTTCTTCCTTCTTCACTACCTTAACCTTAGCCCTCATACTTGGGGTAAGCCCACATTGGGTAAGACATTTGTGAAATTGTTCCCATGCATCCTTCTTCATCTTCACTTCTGGACGGGCATGGTAATGGGTGATGCCGGTCTTACGGTTGGTGTTCTCGTAAACCTCACCTACTTTTTTCAAGGTTTTCTTGTACCTCCTGTAATCACTTAGCGCCTCAGCAGCTTGGTAAAGAATATGCCTGTCATGGGTGGTTATGACCTTCATTTGGTAAAGGTCTTCACAGATTTCCTTAAATGCCTTTTTTCCCATGTGGTCAAGGCCAGAGGGCACTTCCGGTATTCCCGGTAATGTCTTAGGGGCTTCCTGATTGACCCTGCATGGTTGCAAAGTTCCTTTCAGTTTTTTCAGCTCGTCCGGTTGTCTTGGTCTTCCTCCTGCCATGGTATTTCAATTTGTCAGATTTGCATGTGTGTGAAAAAAAGGAAGCTCATCGGTTCAGGGAAGGGCCATTTTTAGAATTTTGACCGCCCCTCCCTTCTCTTGAACTCTTTGAATTATGGCATGATTCGCACAATCCTTGTAGATTATCAAGCTCATATTCCAGATCTTTTCGCTCCTTTCTTGGTATTTTATGATCAACAACAGTAGCACTTATTAACTCCCCATTCTTCTCACATTCAGCACAGAAAGGGTTTCTTGATAGGAAGAATCTACGCAGATTAATCCATTTCTTTCTTCTGTAGAATTGTGTATCAAAACCCCAGCTCTTCTTACTCTTTCTAGCGGGTGTCACCCATGGGACTTTGACTTGCTTTGTGTTTATGGTAGGCATATCTACTACGATTGTTGTGTTAAATATCAACTTTATTTAAACTAATATCAACTTTTAGTTGATAAATCAGAGAAAAAATTTCTTTTCCTAATTGATTCGACTTTAAACTCTCTGAACAAATCATCAATATCAACATCCTGCATAATCCACTTGGCTACCTCCATACGCACGAGAATATTATTCACTCGCTTGGTAACGCTCATAGGATGTACTGTGGTGTGGAATTCTTTATTGTTGTTTACCTCTGCATCCATTTGCCTTTGTTGAGCTTTCAACATACCGTCCATTATCTCAGGGGTACAGCCAATCAAACCAGCCTCTTCAAACACCTTCCACCACACATCAGCGTACTCTATGTCTTGAGGTATGGAGTGATAGGATATATCCTCCTTTCCTTTCAGTTCTCCCTTAAGTCTAGTATAAGTTTCCTTGAATTTCCTAAGTCCTAGTTCGTACCAGTATTCCACCTCTTTTTCCCTTTCTGACCTAGTTTTAGCTATTTCTTTTCTCATTTCCTTGTCCAGGTCATTCTGGTTGTCCCTGTAGAATTGATTGACCCATGACCGAAGAGTGTTCCTATTTAGGCTTGTAAAATCACCGTAATCTCCACTACACCCTCGGGAAAGGATTAGATCAAGCCTCCCAATAGTCATCCACGCCTTGTCTTTGTACGCACCCTCTGTTATGATGGGCCATTCCATTTTCTCTTGCTTGGACATCTTCTCTTTTTGCCTAAGACCGGAATAGGCGTGTAGTTTGTTCTCCAACCAGTTCAATAGAAGCTTTCTAGCCTCTGTCAATTCTTGATTGTTCATAACCTCCTCCCTTCTGTCTTAGCCGCATGGCGTTCCATTTCAGCCACTAAGTCCTCAAAACTTTCACTAGAGGCCCCTCCACTTGATTTAAATTCTTTAGCATTGTAATCAAGGAATTTATTGAAAGAATTTTTCAAATGCTTTTTCGTTTTAAACTCTTCTCCAACAGCTTCTTTTTTAGCTTTCCATTTAACAAAAGCTTCAGAAACCTGTTCATCATTCAGTTCATGTAGCTGTTTCATTTTTTCAAAGAAAACACCCTCTATTGAACTTTCAGAAAATAACTTAAAACTATAACTTAATAAGGATTCATAGATAGGCGGTTTATCCGCCTCCCTTTTTTCTTTTTGGTTTTCCTTTTCAGTTTCAGTTTTGTTTTCCTTTTCAGTTTCAGTTTCAGTTTCAGTTTCAGTTTTGTCCACGTATCGTGGACGTATCGTGGACGTATCGTGATGACCAAGTTCACTAATCACCTTTTGAACAAGTTTTTTATTATCAATACTATCAAGTAAAATTGATATAAACGACTTATTTTTAACCGTTTGAAGATCGACTTTGATTGCATCCTCCACCGGTTTTCCTCCCTTTTTCAGGTTCCATTTTCCCCAATTTAGAATGCAAATTTCTTTGTGGTCATGGTCATACTTTATTAAGTTCAATCTCTCAAGTCTTTCCACAATGTTATTAACACTCTCCATACTATATCCTGTTTGGTAAGCCATTCTCTTGAATGTAATAGGGTATATCCCTATGCTATTCGTCCTGTCATTGGTGAGTAAATACAACATGAGGTACTTATCCTCTGGTGTCATCTCTAGCTCTACTTTTTCATCATTCCAGAACTCGCAATGTACGTGTCTGTACTTAGCCATTTTTAACCTCCTTTACATATAGCTCTAATTCTGTAATGTCATAAAATAGGTTTTGCAACTGATGAACATACTTACAATTCAATGTCATCCAGTGAGTATTAAACTCTCTATCTTTTGATTCCAAGTCTTTTCGTCCAATTCCGAATGAACCTTCAGAATGTCTCCAAACCCTAAACAACTCCTGTTGTTCATGCATGTAATATTCGCCATGCCTACCAGTACACCATATAAACCCTAGTTTCGGTAACAACTTTTCTGTTAATGCTATTGGCTCCGCTTGCCACCCGGATTCAAGGCACTTACCTGCATCAAAGGTTATAGTGTTTTCATTCAATTCAACTACCTCAATGATATCACCACTTTGGCGGTCACGAAATAGATTTCCTATTCTTAATTCTCTTGGATTCATCTGTTTGTACATTTTGAGTTAAAATTTCTCCCATAAAATAGGATGCCCTTTTTCATAAACCTTTTTCATGTCGCTTAACCCATTTGGATACTCCGGCTCACCTTTTACGATTTCCCTTGCTTCTGATTCAGGCATACAATAGATGGAGTCATGTTCTCTGTAATGATCTTCTTCTAGTTGCATTGGGTGAATATCAGTGATTGCTTCATCCTCCCTCCATAATACTACATTCTTACTTAACTGATTTTCATTAAGTTTTTCGCAAAATTCTTTCATTTCTTTCCAGTTCATTTTACTTGATTTTTAACGTTAAACATTTTTTTAATTCTCATAGAAAAACTGGGTGCACCTTCTTTTTTCCTCATTTCCCGGATTGATCTTCTACCTAATGACTGAGCTTCTTTTGAGTTCTCGTTGTACAGGCGTTCCGCTTCTTCTCGGGACATGTCATTCCCGTGAAATTGTTCTTTTGTTACTTGCATACTACATCATGGTTACCCGTGCATTCTTCACGGAATGGTAAATTTCAGTTACATTGTACTTGTTCTGTTTTGCCTCCACATGGGGAGTACCTTCTACTACTACCTTTTTACCCTTTTTTAGCCACTCTGCAAGCTTATCTCCATTGATGGCTATGGAGTAGTACACCGTTTCTTCTTTCGTTGGATTACAGGCTATTTTAAAAGCCGTCCAATTTCCTTTTTCACTCTGCTTTACCTCGGCATCTGATACTAGATTGCCGGATAGGATTAATTTTCTATAGTCCATGTTTTTGATTTTGATTTATTTTCTTTTATGCTACATGCTGGTTTTGGTATTGCCTATACATTTCTTGAAACACCCTAATCCTTTCAGCAACTTTAGATTTCGCCAAGTTTACTTCCACGGAATTACCAATGAACCGTTTTTGGTCAGTTTGGGTACCTTTCAGAATATATTTATCTCCAAATCCTTGAATCCTCAAAAGCTCTGGCACTTTAAGCATCCTCATTTTAATATCACATATTCCGTGAATGGCCATGAAAAGCTTAATTTTCTTCATTGTTTCACAGTCATCTTCGTATATGATTATGGCCGCATCACCTTCACCTTTGTCAGCTTCCATTAAATATGGAGGCATTTTGTCCATACGGGCAATAAGAGTGAAACATGGACGGTCAATGTCACCTCCTTTGGACTGGTATTGTGGATTGAGCAAATAGTAATGCTTTCTGCTAGCCAATAAGGTTGGTGCCGGGCTATCGATATCTGTTGCACCGTTACTGTAATTGTGGTTGAAAAGGAACCTTTCAGCTTGGATTACATTAGATTTCGGTACTGTTGTGATTGCTCCTAAAGGTTTATCTACTGAACTATGTTGACCACCACCAGAAAACTGATTCATGACAAAGCATTGAATGTTTGCGTATTTGTCTTTTGTTAAAATAGATCCTAAAGGCATATCAGCTGATTGGTGATTGTGTTTACCGCTGTAATGCTTATCAACCCAAACGGCAGTCATTTTACAATGCTTGTCATTTGTCATAATTGCACCTGCAGGTCGATCTATGTCTTGGTGATTTAGTTCGCTACGGAATTGCTTATCAAGCCAAATAACTGCCATCCTATCTTTAGTCGTAATTGTACTTGAAGGCCCTGACATAGGGAGAACATTATCACCTGTCCCATGGTACTTCAATAGAAATTCGGTAGAAACTAGACTTTGATTTGCTGACGTTGTAATTGTTCTGGCCGGCTCACTTAATGGATGTACTTTTTGATGCGGCTTTCCAGAGAAGTGTTTTGCTATAAATTGAGCATTAACAAAAGCTAATCGGTTCTGAGTGGTAACGGTCGGAGCCACATTATCCAAATCTACAGGGTTTGAAATACCGGTCTTAAGAGCGTTGGAAAGGTATTTCATAATGAATTCCGGCTCTTTTCCTTCAGCTACATACTTCACCAAACCGGCATATATCCTTTTCAGCGTGTTTTCAGATAGTTCTTTTTTCCGGCCAAAAATACTCCTCCCCACATCTTCTAGATCTAGCATTGGCCGAACAGCTTTCCAGGGCTTTAAACTACCAAAAAGACCTTCATTTTTTGGGTTCTTTGCGTGAGTCGCCTTTGGCCAAGTGAATGGAAGAAAAGGTTTTTTGAATTGTCCGAAATACCGTGTACGTGCTGTCACTGCACCATAATCAGCACTATTCAGGATCCTATAATCATAGTCATAACCAAACCGTTCGCAAATATCCTGGAACCATCTAACGTAATCCCTACCCTTATCCCGTGATTTAGGTACCATTTTGTAATGAGGGATATGCTTCATTTTCAACTCGCATCTATCCGGATGATATTCCTCGCAAGCTATTCTTTTCTTTTTACCCCTTTTTTTCTTTTCATACTGGTAAGCAAATCGGCTGTCAAAGCTGAGATCACACTTATGTTTATGCATTTTGGCACACTTCATTCTAAGTGGTCCCCAGCTCATGAACTCCACAACATTTTCGATATCAATGTAATCAGGGTCGAGTGCATCAATGTACCGATAAAGGTGTTCAGCCAAAGTCCGGGAATCAGCCTCCCTATGTTCACCACCTTTTGCTTTGCTAAAATGGGTACATTCCAGAGAAGCCCACAGGCAGATAAAGGCGCCTGGATTCTTCTTCCGGATAAATTCAACTACCCTAATTAATGGGGTCAAATTAAATGTTCTTATATCCTCAGTAGCATGGAATACACCAGGCAAGTTAGCTCTGTGGCTTGCGATGGCCAGGGGGTCATGATTAATGCAATATATTACCTTACCACCGCCTCTAACTATACCTGAACTCACTCCACCCGCACCACAAAAAAGATCGATGTAGAAAAATTTTGGTTCCTCATCAAAGCAAAGTTTTCCTCTAGAATCAACGTATAGTCTTGAAAGTGACTTGCTGGATGAAAAATTTATCAATGCTTCTCTAGTCATGATGCGGCCTCCACTTGTTCAAATAACCTCGTTTGTGATGGACTGACCACATACGTATCCTTTTTACCACTAACCTTTGTGGCCAGCTTATACACACCCCTACGAACACGGCAAAGGACACCCCTACGAACCATCCTGCTTAGGGTTTCGCCCACATACTTTGATTGGTTGTGGTATTGGTCACCTATTAAGGTTACCGCCTCTGATATCGTAATTTCTCCACGTCCATCTACTATGAACTGGATTACCTTTTCTTGTTTTTGTGTTAGTCTCATATCAAGTAAATTCAAAGCGCTGATCTTCTTGTATAATGGTTGTGTTGAATGGGAAGCCTGTTTTGGGTACCATTTCAATCTGTTGTATCAAGTGATTGGACCCGGTAAATACCACTGACTTAACACCCTCCACGTCTATCTGAAGGTAGAGACATTTACCACCCTCGGAATACTTGGAAGGCTCAATACGATAGTCACATACTTGTATCTCCCTGTTTAGGATCCTGAATATTTTAACCTTATCCCCAGTGAAAACCTGTGATGGGGACTTTATCCCAAAATCACTGAATCTTTGCGCGGTCATTTGTTAATTTTTTAATTAAGTGATTACTGTTACAATGAATGGCCCAACCCATATAGGAAGCTAAAACCTGTTTGGAGGCACCTTTGGCAATTTTCCTGGCAAAGCTTTTCTTGATTGATTTCCTGAGTAGGGTATGGGAGTGGTAAAACCTGTATCCTAAAAAGTCAATGCTCCTGGACTCCACTGGAAATACCTGGTAATTGGATTTAACCTGTAGCTTTAACCGGTCATTCATATAGGTGCTTATTTCCGATAGGAGCCGATGTAGATAAGGCTTATTGTCAGCAAGGATTACCATATCATCAGCATACCTGAAATAGTGTTTTACTCTCAGCACTTCCTTTACCCAGTGATCAAAATAGGTGAGGTAGAAGTTTGCAAAATACTGGCTCAGATAATTCCCTATTGGAATGCCAGGGGTGCTGTCTATGATCTCATCCAGTAAGGATAGTAACCGAGTGTCCTTAATCTTTTTCCGGAGCAGGGTTTTTAGGATCTCATGGTCAATGGACGGGTAGAATTTCTTTACGTCCATCTTTAGGCAATACTTTGTACCTGGTACATCTTTGAGGGCTTTCATCACGGCCCTTTGAGCTGCATGTATTCCCTTCCCTTTGATGCAGCTGTAACTATCAGCCGCAAAGGTGGATACAAATACCGGTTCTAAGATGTTCATAATGGCGTGGTGGACAATCCTATCAGGGAAGTAGGGAAGACGGAATACTTCACGTTCCTTTGGCTCGTAAACCTTAAAGGTGTCGTATTCTGAGGTCCTAAATGATCCGTCCAGTAACATCCGATGAAGAAGTATAAGGTTTGATTCTTGGTTCTCCCTATGAACCTTCACCCCGTATTGCTTTGACTTCCCTTACTGGCCAATTGATCTGCTAGCTGAAGGTTTTCCATGCTTACCACTTTATCAAATAGATTATTCAGTCTCTTCATTGCCTTTGCTGTTTTAGGGTCTTGTTCTCTGTTGATACCAAAGCCCCTTCTGTACTCGTGATTTTTTGCACTGTTGGCAAGGTCTATACTGTCATGGAATTGCTTAGGTGGGCACTGACGTTCGTGTTCGTGTTCGTGTAATCGTAGTCGTTGTACGAGAAGCTGGAACCTGCACTCGGAACGGACAGCACAGACAGTATACAACCTGGTTTGTTATTGCTTTATCCAGTTGCGGTAGTCTTCAAAAAACACCTTCGCTATGTGGCCACAGTGTTCCCGTGTTCTCGTGCAAAGGCGGGCACCGACGTTCGCGCACGTGCCCGCGGAAGCGCAGTCGCCGTACGAGAAGCCGGAACCCGCAGGATCATCATTATAGGTTTCCAGGTCCCACCATGGGTAATACTTACTTTCATCCCAGTTATTCCAATCAAACACATGTCCTTCATTGATAGCCTCAATACCAGTTCGGATCCTGTGAAGGGAATAAAAAGATTGTCTTTCCGATTCTGGAAGGAATGAGAATTCTTCCAAGGTAAGAGGCTTTCGATCGAGGATTTTGCAAGCATCCTCATAGCTGTTGATTTGGTCTTTGATATCCATGATATGGGTTATTTGATGGTTAGAAAATCGTTGTAAATGTCAGCGAAGGTTTTACCTATGTACTCCGCCTTTTCGGCCGTGTCCGTGCAAAGGCGGGCACCGACGTCCGTGTCCGAGTACGTGAAATCGTAGTCGTAGTACGAGAAGCCGGAACCCGCATTATACTTGAACCAAGGGTAGTATTTCCATTCTGACAAGTTTGAAAAGTCGGGTTCCCATCCTTGGTTGAATACACGGTAAATTAGCTGCAGTTTATTACAGGCAGTTAGAAATGGGTCACCACATTCATAGTCTTTAGGATCTACACCGGCTATCCTGCATAGATCCTCAAAAGTCTTGATCGCTTCCATGGAGAAGAATTGTCCAGGGAAAAGGGATTCCAAAAGCTTTTTGCCCTCCTGATCAGCGGACTGGTAAGCATTTACCACATTGTCTTGCTTAATTTTTAGCGTTTTCATTTATCTGTATTTTGGTTTCAAAAACTAACTCTAGGTGTGAAATGGAGAAAAACAGGTTCTGTATTTGGTGTGCGTATTTGATCCTGTTGATTGATACATGTTGCTCGCTCTCTGATGATACTTCAGGGCATTGGACCAGAACAGGGTACCAATATCCATCTTGACTAGGGATCAGTGATAAGTACCTTCTATCAAATTCTATCCACCAGTACCCATGTTCGTCTTTCTTGAACTTGAATTTTTCCAGTATACTTTCTGACAATTCAATAGGAGAGATTTGTTCAAACAGGTAGTGCTTGGAATATTTATTATTTATTCCAGAAAGGCAACATAGGTTTTCAAAGATTCCGGTGACATGGGATAGGGTGGATGATCCTTTCGGGTAAACCAGGTTTCCTATTCTAATTTCGTTGCTATTCATATTAGTCATAGTTCACCTCCTTCACCTTTGCCCTGTAATCTGTAATGATTGCTATTATTTCAGGCCTGGACCATTTCCACATCTGTTTGGCTTTAAGTTCCAGATCCTCCACCGCCTCTTCTCCGTACTTCCTTACTAGGCCCCTTCTGTATGCCTCCTGATTACCATGCAGATAGGTGTTACATTCTACACACTGCCCATGTACGTTCATTTCGTCAAATCTTACAGGAGCGTTGGATCCTGCCGGCATATAGTGGCCAGCTTGAAGGTACTTTTCATCCCTTACCTTTCCGCATGATATACATGTGAAAAATCCCTTTCTAGGGTTGTTGTTATCCCTCTTTCTGATATACCTGTTAAAGGCTTCTTGAGCTTTTTCCAACAGCCAGCTTAGCTTTTTATCTTGGTACTTTTGTCTATACAAACTTTCCATAAACTAAATTCAACTTTTGGTTGATAAATAGGGTAAAAAAATATTACCCTCTAATTATACATACCTTTTTCAATTGCTATTTTCTTTAAATTCCTGGTCATCTGATCCAGTTCCACCTCAGCAACCTTTGACTTTGCTAAGTACAACTTGCTTTTGGTCTCGAAATACTTACGCTGAAGCTCCCTTACTTCTTCTACCTTTTGTAGGTGATCTATCCAAATGTTATTGGCCATTATCCCTTTTTTTGGTTGCCTCCACGGCCTTATTCATTGCATATAGCTCTGCTATTTGGTCACTGAAGATTAGAACTTTTTCAATTGTAGGCTTATTGAAAAGGAAATGGGACCAGTCTCTAAATCCGTTCCTCTGGGCTACCCTGTCTTTTACTGTAATAAGTGTCATTTCAGCCATGTACTATTTTGGTTAAGGTTTCAGGATTAAGTCCGTATTTCTTTGAAACCAAGATTATTTTTCTTTTCATCTCTGGTTTTAGACTTAACTGCTTATACCATTTCAACCTGTTAGGAATAATCTCCTTTACCGCTTTTTCGGTAAGGACCGATCTTGTTTCTGATGTCATAATATTGAGGATATAGTTAAAATAATCTCCTTGATATAGGAAGTAGCTAACTTGATAATGATGGCAGTGGTTACGCTGCTTAAACCTCCTACAACACCCCATACGATAAGGAATTCATCACGTAGGGTCTTTGATTGGGATCTCATGCTTTCTGCCTGTTAAAATCAACCTTAAGGATAACACTGTCCTCTGGCTGGATTTCCTTTAAGCACTGGTCTTGCCAGTTCACTTGCATTCCTGCCTTCTGGGCAATCATGTCCAATTCGACAAGCCTTTCAGTGCCATAATTGATATGGTGGAAAGCCTGTTTCACCTCCACGCTAAGCTCATGTTTTATTCTGTCTATTGCGTCCATTTCAATTGAGTTTGTTATATTTCAAAACTTCACTTGGTCGGGCAACAAGTACCCCGTTGTCACTCATTTTCTTACCGTATTTTTTTGCCCTGATCTGGCGCTTAATCTTGTCCTCGCTCATGGCTGGTATACGTTCCGATAGCTGGCGGGCAGTTAGATAAATATCATTGTCTTCCCGTTCAATTTCGTTCCTGATCATCCCCGCAAGTTCTCTTGCGAGCAAAGGAAGCTGGTCGTATTCTATTACCAGTACGTTTCCTGTTTTCATAAACCTCTCTGTAAATGTTTCTCTTAAACTCGTTGGTCTTTTGAAGCCCCATTTTAGTCGCTCGGTTCCTGATAGTGCTTTCACTCCTACCAAGTACCTTAACCATCCATCCGATACCTTTTATTGGGTAGTATACTCTCATAATTACCTTATCGGTACCACTCCATTTCATAGGAATATTTCTTGTGGCAGGTTGCTTACAGAGCTAAGGGAGAAACTACCAGTTGAATTTCGCTTCGTGGGAATAACCCTACCACTAGGATCAAAATATCCTTTGCAGAAATAGAAATCCATTGGGTGGTCCTCAGGCGTGTATACCTTCAATTTGAAGTATCCAGCTATTTCGCCTATTACATCAGGAGAGAGTTTATTAAGCTGAACCCTCACATTGTCCTTTAGGCCAATGTAATCCAGTAAAGAAAGGATCTCCTGTGATTTGGGTCTAAGGCTTAATCTATTCATCTTCCTCCTCCCATTCAAAGTCAAACAACCTTCTGGCCCTACGGCTTCCTTTTCTCCTTAGTGTTTCCAGTTTAATTCCTGGAACGTACGAGGATATCACACTCACAAAACCAAGGGATAAGGCCATACTTACTGCCATGGCCATAAATCCAGACCGATATCTGTAATAAAATCTCATCCTTTACTTTTCCTTGGTTTGAACACAAAAAATAGGATTGAGAAACAGGCTGCTAGGAAATAGCCTAGATATGTTAAAGTTTCCATAACGATGTATTTTTGGTTGATTTTAGGTTATTTTAGTTGATGATAAGGACAAAAAAATATGTCTATTTTTTATCCCTCTTACTGATACCTTCTAATATCAGTTCCTTTGCGAAGTCTCTTGTCTCTTGATGAATCCTTTTTTCCTTGAATTTCAATTCATTAAGCTTGGCGTATTCATCAGGGGAAAGCCAAATTCTTACCTGCTGCGCAACTCTCTTTTCAGAATCTTGTTTTTCAACCATTTTTATATCAATTTTAAATTATTAAAACCTTTATGAGTGCTATGGCGTCTATAGCATGTATCAAACATACAGGTATTACAACTAAAAAACAACTAATATTCAACTTTTTTAAACCAAAAGTGTAAATAATGACTAAAACCTATGATAAATCACTTCCTGAGCAGATAAAAAACGCAAGGGAGAATAAAGGATGGAGCCAATCAGAATTGGCGAAATACCTAGGAGTGTCCACACAAAGTGTGTCAAAATGGGAGCTGGGTAAAAGCGAGCCAAAAGGGGAGAACTTTAAGCAACTCAAGGATCTGTTTGGTATAAAAAAATCATCAGGAATATTATCAGACCCTAATATATCTATATATAAGAACCTTCAAAATGAATTATCAGATATAAAGAAATACATACAGGACATTGTCCGGGATGCTGCACATAGCAATGAACATTACAGGGACCTTGTCCTTGAGAATGACCAGTTTTTAAGAATTGCCAAACAACTCAAAAAAGAAAGTGACAACCACTCCCTTCCAGATAGAATAATTGAGCTTATTGAAGACCTGAACAATATCAAGTAATATCACCCGAACAACCTACTAGCCTCGTTATTTACCTCATCATTTTCTACTCCTATATAGTTCAGTGTCGTTGCAAGTTCAGCGTGTCCTAGATACTCCCTAAGTTTATTAAGATCCCCGCCCCGTTCGTACCATTCCCTGGCAAATGTACGTCTGGCCATGTGTGTGCTTATGATATCGAAGATAGGGGACTGTTTTACTTCTAGTTTATCGTTACGGTGCCTCATGATCTGTACAAGCCTCCTGAGTTTGGCACGCTTGGCGATGATCTTTATTTGCTCGTTCTCGGTCTGGTTTCTATTACGGGACCAATTAAAGTCATTCCGCTTCCATAGGTTGTAAGCTTGTTTGGGAAGGAATATCAAGTGGTGTTTTCTTTGCTTCACGATATCAAACCTTAAGACCATCTTACCTCCATTTTTTTGGATCATGTATTGATTTAGGTTTTTCATATCCGAGAATCTAACACCAGTATAGCACCGGAAAAGGAATGCATCAGAATAAAAGTCCGGATCCTGCTGTTCTATCTTTTCAACCTCCTTCCAGGTTAGGTATACCGGTGGTAATTTCTCACCAGGGAAACGGAAATCATTGAAATGTGGATTTACGGTATATCCGTATTTCATTGCCTCCCTGCATAGTTGCTGCATTCGCTTGACCTTTCCGTTAATCGTGTTGTTAACATTCTGCTCTACATCCGCCAGATTCTCCACGTAATCAGAAAAGAAAGCCTCGTTAATATCAGTAAACCGTAACAATGGATAGATTTCTAAAGCATTATTTACGGTGGTTTTCCACCTGCGCTTAAAGTATCCGTCCTTCCCTTTAGATTTTTTTGTTATCCAATCTTCAAAAAACTCCTTGACACTATTGGTGCTGCTGACAGGTTTGGCTTCTTCCTGTTTTGCCTGTCGTGCAGCATCGATAAGAAATTTCATTTGCTTACTGGTAATAACGTCCGATTTATGGATATATAGACTTATCACTACCTTTTTAATGACCTTCGAAATTTCATCCAACTGGTCATTGACCTCCCAGCCAAATTCCTTTTTAGGGTTCATCCTTTGCTTAGACTTCTCCCAATTTTCGGACAGTACAATTATACCGGTGCTGTAAAGGAATTGCTTACCTTTATAGGAGAATCTGGCACGAAGACCACTTTGAATGTTACTTGCTTTATCGAGGTTAAAACCTACACTTACTGGTTTCAT